ACTATGGTTGAGGAATTAGCATATATAGCTGTATTTAAGGCTAGGACTGAATTTAAGGAACGACAGGAGGTTACTAACCGTACAGAGGGTATGCCTAAGCAGGAGATTTCAGGCGATCCCGATGCACCGTTGATTATTGAGAGGATTGTTTTTAAGGCGGAGGTTAATGACGATGCCGAGAGTAAAGATTCCGTTTAATTACACCCCTAGGGAATATCAGATACCTCTATGGGAGGCGTTAGATAGTGGCATTAAACGTGCTGTGGTGGTGTGGCATAGACGTTCGGGTAAGGATAAGACATTAATTAATCTAATGGTTTCTAGGGCGGTTGAGCGTGTAGGTGCGTATTACTATTTTTTTCCAACATACAAACAGGGTAAAAAGATTCTTTGGGACGGTCGCGACAGGGATGGTTTTAAGTTTCTAGACCATATACCTGTTGAAATTAGAAAACGAACTAATGACACCGAGCTAAAGATTGAGCTTATTAACGGTTCTATAATTCAAATTATAGGTACGGACAATATTGATTCGATTGTGGGTACTAATCCCGTGGGGTGCGTGTTTAGTGAGTATGCGTTGCAAGACCCTCAGGCATGGTCGTTTATTAGACCGATATTAGCCGAGAACGGTGGCTGGGCGGTATTTAACTACACACCCCGTGGTAATAATCACGGTAAGCGTATTTATGATTTAGCGGTTGAATCTGATTCATGGTTTGCACAAAAACTAACGGTTGAGGATACGAATGTTATTCCTGTTGATGTTTTAGAGAATGAAAAAAAGGAGATGTTTGCTCAGACGGGTAATGATTCGTTATTTGAGCAGGAGTATTATTGCTCGTTCGATGTACCCGTACAGGGGGCGTATTACGGTCAACAATTAGTGGATGCTGAAAAGGACAACCGTATTACTAATGTACCGTACGATCCGTCACTACCTGTGCATACAGCGTGGGATTTAGGGATAGGCGATTCTAATGCTATTTGGTTTCTACAGACGGTCGGGCAGGAGATTAGGGTCATTGATTATTACGAGACTAGTGGCGAATCTATGGCGTATTACGTTAAGTATTTACAGGAGAAGAAGTATGTTTATGGTAATCACTATGCTCCGCACGATATTGAGGTTAGGGAGTTGTCTACGGGTAAGACCCGCAAGGAAACCGCCTCATCGTTAGGTATTAATTTCGTTGTTGCACCACGGCTACCCGTTGATGATGGTATTGATGCGGTCAGGAATCTATTAGCTAGATGTTGGTTTGATAAGGAAAATTGTGAGCGTGGTTTGGATGCGTTGAAAAGCTATCATAAGGTTTTTGATGAGGATAATCAGATGTATAAGAACCGCCCCGAGCATGACTGGTCATCACACGGATCAGACGCATTTAGGACGTTTGCTGTAGCATATAATCAGGAGGTTGTGCAGTCGATGCCACCGCCGCTAAGAGTGTCTTATGATGAAACTATTGGCATATAGTATTTTTATGTTTATGCGTAAAGGGAACCCTGGGACGACGTTTGTCTTATTAATGTTTAACCTATAACTATGTCTGATATTAAACTTACACCCGAACAGGAGGCACAAATTGCTCAGGCTATACGTGAGAATAAACCGTATCTATTGGCGGTAGAGGATGCGGTGCAGTCGGTACAACACGGTGAGATAGATATTAAAATATTCGTTCGCAACGGATCGGTTGATAAAATCATGTTTTACGAGAGTAAATCGTGGATTCGACAGCATATAGTTGACCCAAAGGATAATAAATAATATAGGTTAGGTTAGTTTATCCTGTTATTAACAGGCAGACTCTAAATCATTTACTTGGTTTGGGGTCTTTTTTATTGAAAAAATTATGGCTAACTACACAAAATTAACTGAGGAAGAATTAGGAAAGGAAATTAGTGACCAATTTTTATTGGCTAAGAGGTATCTAGACCCTATTCACGAACGCATGAACCTACAGGAGGAACTGTATCGTACGTTCATCGACAAAAATAGTTATCCACACAACGCTAGAGTATTTGACCCTCGTGTATTTAGAGTTATTGAGACTATTACTCCACGTATGGTGGCTAATGAGCCTACGGGTTCGTTCTACCCCTCACACGACGGTAGCGTTGAAACCTCACAGATTTTTAATACGCTAATTAAATACGACTGGAATAAGGCGGATATGTTTCCGAAACAGGTTAACTTTGTAAAATCAATGTTAATATTCGGTACAGCATTCGGTCGTACGTTTTGGGATTTTAGAGAACGTGAACGACACCAGATGGTCGCTACTAAACTAGACGGTCGTAATGTGTGGACTAGTAAGAATACTGAAAAGGTTAAATACACCGAGTTTGATTCCCCTAATTTTGAGGTTCTAAATATTTACGACTGTTTCCCCGACCCTAACTGTACAAACGTTCATAATATGCGATGGTTTATCTATCGTTCGTTTAAGACGTTAGCTGAGTTGAAAAGTGAGAACGATGCACGTGGTTTAGAGTATTGGAAAAACCTCGATAAATTAGAGGAAATGGTCAATGCTAAAAACAAGGAGCGTGGCACAACAGGTATGCCTACTGATATTCAATATCGTGAGCATCGTCGTGTGATGTTGTCTACACAGGAGTTGTTAGGTCAGGACGAATCTAATCCCGATATTACAGTTTTAATCCGTTACACCCGTGAGGGCTGGTGCTTTGTATGTCCCGAATACGGCAATCTAATCATTCGTGAGGTGGTTAACCCATATTTTCATGGCGATTTACCGATTGTTTACGGCGTTGACTATCCGTATCCAGGCGAACTGTATGGAATGGGTGAGATAGAGCCAATCGACCGCATACAACGGGCTATTAATGCGGTTCTTAATCAAAGGTTGGATAACGTACAGCTAACACTTAGAACGATGTGGAAAGTTAAGAAAAATGCGGGGGTAGATATGCACACCCTAGTGTCCGCACCTGGCAATATTATTACCACTAACGATATGTCGGCGATTGAGCCTCTACAGACACCTGACGTTACAGGTGCAACGTTTGTGCAGACCATGAATTATCTAACATCGTCATTACAAAACGGTTCGGGTATTACCGATTACACGATTGGTCTAAATACAGGTCAGAATACCGCTAACGAAACCGCCACAGGCACACGTTTAATCCAACAGGAGGCTAATGCTCAGTTTAAGTTGAAAATTCAACTATATAACCACATGGTTGTTGAGCGTATTGCTAACCAATGGAAGGACTTGCGTATTCAGTTTACGACTGAGGAGCAAAAACTCCGTATTATCGGCAAAAACAATATTGATGCGTTAAAAAATAGTACTGATTTTGCTACTACCGATGTTGAGGGTAATCCGATTATCCCTGGCGATTATGAAACTAAGGGGCGTATGGAGATATCCCAAAATGAGCAGTTTGCATTTTTAAGAATATTTCCTGATGACATTCAACCCTCGATGGTCGGAGATTACGATTTTGTCGCCTCAGTTGCCTACGATCAGGTATCCGACCCTGTTTCAATGCAGGAGGGGTTCTTTACCGCTCTAGAGAAGATATCGTCACAGCCGTGGACACAGGGTCTAGCTATGCAGGGGAAAATGCCTAACTTTGAAATGTTAACCGAGCAAATATTCGAAAAACTACACATTGGGGTTGAGGGTAAGGAAGCTATTACCGATATACCACAACAGCCTCAGATTGACCCCGCAACGGGACAGCCTATGCCTATGGAGGGTATGCCGTTAGGTCAGGAGGATATACAAAATGCGTTAGGTCAGGAATTACAGAATGCTGAACTTATAAATCAACAAATAGGAGGTATGCCGACAGATGGAAGCACAGGAATTGTCGAGTGAACAAAAAAGCTATTTAGACCAGTCGTTAGAGCATGGTGTTGCGTTTGAGGAGATGATTAGGTCTAAGGGGTGGGAGTTTGTATTGCAATACATTACATCCCGTGTGCAGGGGCTAACATCGGAAATGTTGACCTCGGATGCACCGATTGAGCAGTTTGAGTCTAGTCGTTTAAAGGTTGCGGGTATGCGTGAGTTATTAACCTTTGTCGAGTCGCAAATTAAGGTTCTAGAGGATAGTCGTAGTAACGCTAAACAACAGGAGGTGAGCGAGGGTGAGTAATTTACCTGATTTGCCACCGTCAAACGATGAATATTGGGAGGATGCTGAAAAAATGTCGGTTAGGTCAACTAATGTGCCTATTTGTAGCACACATAACGCTGAAAACTGGCAGTCGCACAAAAACTACGTTATGGGAGGCGATGGACAGGTGCATTGTAAGTTTTGTTCGTGGGGTGGTCTATTACCTGGCTATATGCGGGTGCAGGACGGTCAAATAGTGGACTTAAGGAATCTGTAGGGTCGATATTTAGTCGGTCGTACAGGCTTTTTAAGCCTAGTTCTGGGTTAATCTAAAAACCCTGCAATTAGTTTATTTAATAGTTGGCAGTTCATGGTTACTGACTTAACCACGCAAGAAAGGAGGTGCTATCGACACATGGACGATAACGCCCTAGAAGAATTAGCTGCAATGTTCAATCGCGACGTAACAGACGAGAATGGACAAATAACAACAGAGGAAACTGTTGCTGACAATACAGCTGGTCAGGAAATAAATACTGATGATGACGCTACAACGGCAGAGAAGTCGGAGGATTCAGAAACCGAGGATACCAAGTCGGAGGTTGAGAATTCAGAAACGGAATCCGTAGAGGATGACCAACCCGTAGAGGATGAATCAGGTAAAAAGTACATTCCGCAAAAGCGGTTCGATAAGGTTTACAAGGAAAAAAAGGAGCTTGAGCGTAAGCTTAAAAGCTTAGAAAGTAACGCCACAATGACGTTGCCTAATAACTTAATTCCCGAAAATCTTAAACAGCCGTTAAATATTAATCAGGTTGAGCCTAGTGCTATTGAGCAGGTTGAGCTTGAGGTCTTATTCGGAAAGTTTCCGCAGTTTGACCCTGAGTCTAAATATTACTCACGTAGTATCGATTCATTGGGAGCTGAGATTATGAGGTCAAACCCTAAGATGTCTAAATTGACCGCTGCAAAGCGAGCATTGGATATTGCTAAGGGGATAACTCAATCACAGGTAAACGTGCAAGCGGAAAATCGAGCTTTGAAATCCGAAGGCTCGGATACTGGTATCACTAGCCGTGTGATTAATAGGCAAGCTAGTCCTATTGATCCCGCAACAATGACACTCGAACAAAAAGAAGAGTGGCTACGTAAAAACGGAGAGTGGTAAATCTATAAAAAGAAGGAGGTGAAATAAATATATGGCAACTGATACCGCAAAGACACTAACGTCAACCGTCAGTCAGGCGATTAAAAGTCGTTTCTATGACGAGTTGTTCTTACGTGTCGCAGAATCAAAGCTTGTTCACAAGCAATTAGGTCAGCTTAACCGTCAAGTTCCTCAGGGACAGGGTGGTTATGGTACAGGCGTAATTTATTGGCAAAGGTACAGTAACTTGGATTTAGTTACAGCAGGTCAAGGGGAGGGTGTCCCAACTACCGCTGTTTCAATGTCCGCAGTTAACGTTACTGGAACGACTGCACAATACGACGCAGCTGTATCCATTTCTGACATTACAGCTTATGTGTCTCTTGGAGACATTATGAAAGCTGCAATGGAAAGATTGGCATACAACGCTGGTTTGTCGATTGACACAGTGATTAGAAACACCGTTGCAATTTCTGGAACTATCCAAAACGCAACTGGTGTCGCCGCCGCTGCTTTCACTTCAATTCCTGCAACTGGTTATCTAACAGTTAATGAGGTTAGAAAGGCTGTGAGAACTCTACGTGCTAATGACACGATGGAGCAGGCTGATGGTTACTTCGTAGCCGTCGCTCACCCTCACTCTCTCTACGACCTTATGGCTGATACCACAACTGGTGGCTGGATAGATGCGAATAAGTACACAGACAGCAATGCTGGCAAACTCCTAAAGGGTGAGGTTGGAAAGTTGGTTGGTGCTAGATTTATCGAAACATCAAACGCTTACCGACGCACAGTTTCGGGTGTTACAGCATCAGGTACTTTGTACGTGACTAACTTTTTCGGACGTGACGCATTCGGTGTTACAGAACTTCAGAACCTTAAGACTTATATTAAGAATTTTGGCTCTGCTGGTACTGCTGACCCGACTGACAAAGTCGCTACGATAGGTTGGAAGACGTTATTTGGTGCAGCTAGTTTGAACTCTGCATTCCAAGTTTCCCTGACCCACGCTGTGTCCTCAACTGCTTAGTTTTTAGCAGACTAATCAGACGACGATTAAACCCCCTTAATTGGGGGTTTTTTCGTGTGTGGTATGATTTTTATTGAGATGATAGATAAACCCAGCTGGACTAAATATGAAAAGGCTATGCATACGGGAACTCCCGATGAGCAGGTAAAGGCAGTTGATGCATTTATTGAGGAACGTAATAAGGAAACAGCAGTCTCACGTAAGGCTAGACAATGGGAGGAATCACGTAAAAAGGAGCTTATGGATCATAAGCCTAAATGGGTTAAGGAGAGGGCTAAGGAGGAGCATCGCAAATCGTTTGGACAGATTGAGGAATTTAATAAAAATCTCCGTAAGATGGGTACATTTAATGACATTCAGGTAATGCCTGGGTATGTGTTAATCCGTATTGACGATGTTGCTAGTAAGGAAACCGATAGCGGTATCATCCTTACCGATGGTCACACGCAGGAAGAACCTAATACGGGCGTGATTGTTTCGGCGGGAGATGACCAAAATATGCCTAATAAATTAATTAAGTGTCCTGTGCGTGAGGGCGACCACGTAATTTTCAAACGATATGCAGGTTTAGAGTTAATGGTTAATGGTCAATATTGTCGTTTCATGCTATGGGACGAGGTATTTGCTACAATAAAATCATAATGCCTAAAGTATCGGTCGTAGTTTCCACATACAATCGCAAAGTTTTACTTAAAAGAGCTATCGATTCGGTACTTAGTCAATCATTTTCCGACTTTGAATTATTAATTTGTGATGACGGATCTAATGACGGTACGTCGTTGGTGGTTAAGGACTATCAAAAGGCTGACCCTAGAGTTAAATATCTAAAACTAAAACACTTCGGTAATCATTCCCGCCCTAAGAATCGTGGTATTAAGGCATCTGTTGGTAAATACATCGCATTTTTAGACGATGACAACGAATTTCGCCCTGATCATCTACAGGTATTAGTTAAAGAGTTAGATTTTAACCCTGAAATTGACATGGTTTATGGTCAACGTTGGATTATTGACGATGACGGTAAGTTTCCATCGCAGGTTGGGGCTACTAGTGAGCATAATTCCTATCTATTACTACAACGCAATTACATTGACACCTCGGATGTCCTAGTCCGACGTGAGGCATTGTTTGCTGTTGGTGGTTTTGATGAAAGGTTTAAGAAATTTCTCGACTGGAATCTATGGGTACGTATGGATAAGGCTAATTTTAGATTTAAGTTAGTACCATTGGTTATTACCGACTATCATTTACATTCGGGAATGATGTCTAACGATAAGTTAGATTCTAAGGGTGCGTTGATACCCGCATGGGATGCATTTAATTGTGAAATACGACTACCGTTTCTAGGTAAGATTGAAACCGAACCTCGGATTGCTATATTTTCACTAACCTATGACCGCCTAGAGGAGACTAAGCCGTGTTTTGAGAGTTTATATAAGACGGCGGGTTATCCGTTCGACCATTTTGTAGTTGATAACGGTAGTAAGGACGGTACGGTCGATTATTTACGCAAAACCTATCCTGATATGACAATTATTGAGAATCCCGAGAATAAGGGTATCTCTATTGCCTCTAATCAGGCTATTGATGCTATTAAAAATTCCGATGTTCATTACGATGTGATTATGAAAGTTGATAATGACGCATTATTCAAAAACGACGGATGGTTGGCTAAAATGGTTGAGATTTGGAAGTCTAACAACCGTATTGCCCTATCCTGTTACGTTCAGGGTCTAGTTGATAACCCTGGTGGAGCACCACGTGTTACAACTGGGTCGATTTGCGGGGAGTTAATCGGTATGACTAAGCATCTCGGTGGTATATGCCATTTTGTTGATGCAAGGGCATACGACCGCTTTAGATGGGACGAGGATAGCTTTTTGCACGGCGTACAGGATTTAGAGTTCTCTAATTATCTCAATGCTAATGGTTATCAAATGGGCTATCTAGAAAACTGGTATGTTAATCATGGTCTAGACGGTACAGCGGGTCAGATATTACGCCATAAGGACTATTTCGAACGTCGTAAGTTAGAAAAATCTACTAAACCTGCAATTAAAAAGGATTATAAAAAGATTCAGGAGGATGAGTCTGCATATTCTCGTGGCACAATTTGGGGCGATCGGATTAAGGACACTATTATTGCCTACGGTAAATACATTAAGGGTTCTGTCCTAGATGTCGGTTGTGGGGATGGTATGGCGATGGAAATATTGACCGCCCGTGGTCATGATGTGTTTGGTATCGATATATCTACGCCTAAGATTAAAATTTGTAAGGATAAGGGATTAGAGGTGCAGGAGGGTCGGATGGAAAAACTGCCGTATTTAACAAAATCAATGGATACTATTTTTTGCTCACACACCCTAGAACACGCCGAGGACTTACAAAAGGCTTGTGATGAGATTATGCGGGTGGCTAGACGTGCGGTTATTGTTGTACCGATTGAGGAGCATACCGAAAATCACGGGCATACCTCACCGATTAAGGATAAGGATTTTCTTTTGTCACATTTTAGTAATTACACTGTAGTGTTTGAGGAGGAAAACAATCGCTTAGAAAAGGAACACGTATTAGTTCTAGATTTTAACGATGGCAACAGCAACTAACCACACTATTGACGAAATAATTAATGAGATAAACGAGGACACCTCGGGGTGGAGTGGTGTTATGACAACGCGTGTAGAGGAGTTAAACAAATTAGCTGCTGAATTTATGAGCGCCCCTAGTAGTAGGTCATACGCACCAGGGGGCAGCTGGGTTGGGACAGATGGTACAACCACATTTACCGCTGGTAATGATGAACCGCCTACGATAAAAAAAGTTGATGTAAATAAATTTGATAAGGAGTTATATGAATTTATAAGAGATGAATTATTTGATTAAAAAATATGAAGGTAGTTTTAGACCTTGATGATTTTAGTGTTATCCGTTCACGTATGGATATTTTGCGTCAAATTAAGGAGCATTATCCGTCGTTTAAGTTATCCGCATTTACTATCCCTGTTGATTATGAGTATGAAAAATCCCAGTTACGTTTGAATCGTGATGTTTTCGTAAAGGACATCCACGAGAATTTAGATTGGATTCAAATAATACCCCACGGTCTAACTCATATGACCCGTGAGTTTGAGAAGTGTGATAGGGAAACGATGTTAATGTCGTTAGCCGCTATCGACGAGGCGTTGACTCGTGATGGTCTACCTTACGTTAAGGGCTTTAAAGCTCCGTTTTGGCTATGGAATCAGGATGTAGTTGATGTATTAGACGAACAGGGCTGGTGGGGAGCATCTGACCGCAATCAGCCCGATATGTTGCGTACTAAAAAGCATTATGAATATACCCATAGCATTGACGAGCCGTTTTGGAATGTTAAAACAGAATTATTAAAACTTCACGGTCACATGACCTCACCGTCGTCTAATAATATTGAGGATTGTTTGTTAAACATATTCAAATTACCCGCTGATGTAACGTTTCATTTTGCCTCGGAGTTTGTGGAGGAGGATAAATGAATGTAGGTATTATCGGTTATGGTTACGTCGGTAAGGCACAGCATGGATTAATAGGCGATAAGCACACCGTGTGGATTTACGACCCTGCGTTGGGTAAGGATTCAGCTAGTAAGGCTGTGATTAATAAGTGTGACATTGTTTTTATCTCCGTACCTACACCAATGGGTAAGGATGGTTCGTGTGATACGTCTATTGTTGAAGAGGTAGCCTCGTGGCTTACTGCAAACGTTGCAGTGATTCAGTCTACCGTAGCACCTGAGTTTACCGAATCGTTAAATAGTAAATATGGCGATCGTTTTGTATTTCAACCTGAATACTTTGGCGAAACTGTCGGTCACGTGATGATGGACAAAAACAACCGTACGTTTGTCACACTGGGCGGTTCACGTAGGAATACTAATAAGGTCGCTGAGTTTTATCAGACTATCTATAACGCTAACGTCCACATAGCTCAAACCGATTCAACTACCGCCGAGATTGTTAAATATATGGAAAATAGTTTTTTTGCCACTAAGGTTACGTTTGTTAATGAGTTTTATGAGATAGCTAAAACATTCGGTCGTGATTTTCACGAGATACGTGAGTTGTGGTTATTAGACCCACGGGTCACACGTTCACATACGTTTGTCTACCCTACTAGTCGTGGTTATGGCGGTAAATGTTTACCTAAGGATGTATCCGCAATTATTAAAAAATCTGAGGCTAAGGGTTATGATCCTAAGTTTCTTAAGGCGGTTAAAAAATCTAACGAAAGGATTAGGAAGCTATGAAAGTCGTAATGTATGACACTCCATCTGCCTCTAAATATTGGCGATTAGTTGACCCTGCTAAGTATCTTAATCTGACTAATAGGTTTGAGGTTGTTGTAGCCGACGCTATTACCGAGGAATCTATTTTATGGGGCGATATTTTTGTATTACACAACTGTATCGACAAGGAGGGTATTGCTATGTTGCGGGCGTACCAACAGGAGCGTGGTAAAAAAATAGTAGTTGATGTCGACGATTATCTAGTTTTAGATGACAGCAATCCTAATAAAAAACTTCACGATATAACCAATGCTAGTGAGATTATTAAAATTACGATTGGTATTGCCGATTTGGTTACTACGACTAATAAATATTTAGCTAGTTTGTTAAAACGAGATATAAATCCTAAGAAAATAGCAATTTTGCCTAACTATATGGATTTGGAGCGATGGGACTTACCTAAACTTAAAAATACATCCGATAAAATCCGTATTGGATGGTTAGGGTCTATTACTCATAAGGCTGACCTAGAAATGATTGTAGAGCCTCTACGACGCATTTGTGACGAGTTTCCTGATGTGGAGGTAGTAACGGTCGGAGATATGCGTACAAGGACGATTTTCGACGGATTACCACTAGATGCCCGATTAGGTGTACCGTTTGATTCATACCCCGCACTATTAAATGGTCTTAGGTTAGATATAGGACTAGCACCATTAGTGGACACCACCTTTAACCGAGCTAAATCCCCTATTAAGTTTTATGAGTATTCGATTGCTCAGGTTGCGGGTATCTATTCCCCTACCGTTTATCAACATAAGGGATTTGAGCCTAATTATGGAATGGTAGCCTATGATTCTGACCAGTGGTATCAGGGGATTAAAACATTAATAGAGCATCCCGACTATAGAAATGACCTAGCATCTAATGCCTATCGATGGGTAAAACAAAAAAAGGATCTAAAAAAACATATTAAGGAGTGGGAAACGGCTTATTTTGACCTAAAATAACAGAGGTGTTATTACAGGGATAATATGACCTCATCAGTTTTTAGTTCTATACCAGAAATTACGCCAGATAGCCCTGTTGAAAACACCCCACACGAGGAGGTTGAGCCTAATAATGTCGGTGCGGAGGTTTCGGGCGATTTAATTGATAGTGAAAAGGCTACCGAGGTGTTACTTACATCTATTGGTATTGATGATATTGGAAATTTACCCGAGGAATATCAAAATAATGTTAGGGATGTATCTAGTTATGTTTATAAACTAATAGAATCTAGGGGATTAATGCCTAACAAGAACTCGTTTAATCGGGTTTTGTCTGATTTGAAATTTGAAATGGGATTAGATAATGATTCCATCCCCGAGGTAGTACTTGACCGTATCGGTGGTGTCATTGATGCGTGGCGAAATCTATCATTTATTGGCGACCCTAAGGAAAAACGGTCTATTTTTATGAAACTAGCACGATTACCCGATTCTAAGGCTATGAATAAACTAGTATTTGAAATGATGTCTAAAAAAGAAGTATGGCAATAACTAAACCTTTATCTAAACCACATTCGTTACAGCACATAGCTAATCAAAGTTTTGATGAGACTAATCAGATTATTGTCCACCAAAATCTTAAAACCGATGGACAGTCGTTACAGCGTGAAAATGCTGACAACCTAGCTACAAAAATTACCGTTGTTGGTTCGGTTACATATTTGGCAACCGCCGCACCTGGTACAGCTCAAGCCACCGCTAGATGGCAATGCCAAAAGATAGATGAGACTACGGGTGTAGTGATAACTTGGGCAGATGGAAATTCTGAATTTGATAATGTAGCGACAGATTTAACCGCCCTCACATACTCATAATGGGTGTCGTTTTTGACAAATTACTAAAAAGACCGCTTTTACACGACCACGGATCGGCAGGTGGCGATTTATTGGCGGCTAACAACCTATCTGATTTAGCTAATATTGCAACTGCACGAACTAATCTAGGTCTAGTTGCGGGTGGTGCGGGAGATATATGGGTAGAAAAGGCAGGAGATACTATGTCGGGATTGTTAGACCTTGATTTGGGTCTATCTGTTGAGGGTGGATCAACACTAATCAATCAATTAAACGGCAACCACGATTTTAAGGTTGGCGGTTCTAGTTTAGATGGAATGATTTGGGTTCGTTCAGGGTTTGATAGAGTTGGTTTTGGTGTGTCGTCAGTTGATAATCCTATCCACTTCGGTCTAGCTTCTAAGTTTGACACTACAGTTCAGATTGATGGTCTTTTGACCACTAACGCAGGTATCACTAACACAGGTGCATTAACTCAAGAGGGTGGTGCGGTACTCATAAACCAAGCTAATGGTGCGTATAACTTCAAGGTCGGTGGTAATTCGGTTGACGGAATGATTTGGGTCAGACAAAATTTTGACAGGGTAGGGTTTAATGTTTCGTCGGTTGACTATCCCTATCCCTTCGGAACTGGCGAGGCACATTTTGTCGGTACTCTAAATGTTGAGAATAATGTGGCGTTTGGTGGTGCAGGATTAGATTCCTCTAAGACTATCAATATCGATGTTACCCACACAACCACATCGGGCGATAAATACGGATTTAATAGTATTTTAAGAGCTAATCCGTCAGGTGCTTCATCTAGTACCTATTTTGGTGGATTCATTCAGGCACAGGTGTCATCGGGTAATGGTCAAAATCTTAGTGCAGGTTTACGAGGGGCTAAATTTTTAGTTGAACACAATGGAACGGGTACAGTTGATAAGGCGTTTGGATCAGAATATCAGGTTAAAAACAATTCAACAGGCACAATAACCTCAGCTATAGCTCTTAATATTGGAGCAACGGATAATGGTGGCGGTGGTACTGTTAGTACGGCAATCGGTATGCAGATAGGCGACCAATCTAATGGAGGTTCAGGGTTTGCTATCTATATTGACGCTACTGGTGTTAAAAACGCTATTTCGTGGCAAGGGGATACAAACTTATACAGGAGTGCTGCCAATGTCTTAAAGACCGATGATAAGTTCGATGCTAATACCTACGCTGTGGCGGGTACAGACGGGGTTAGTGGTAGTTTTACTACAGTTGATGGTAAGACCGTTACAGTCACGGCGGGTTTGGTCGTCAGTATTGTGTAATAGGGGCTAGTTATGGTAGTATTGTTTCTACACCTACACAGGAGAATGCACATGTTTTTCAAAAGAGTTATTTGGTTTCTCGCTAGTCGCTGTTTCCATTGCGGGGGCGAGGTTGAGGAACACATTAACGGCAAGAGTTACTGCAACGATTGCAGTAAACGACAGTAGCCCCCTTTATTGGGGGCTTTTTTTTGATATAATGGTTTTAGTATGGATTACAAAACCAAAAAGGCAAACGATTTAGTTTCAATAAATAAAATATCTGACGATGTTTTAATCCTGTCTCAAAAAACATTCGATAAATTCTCAGGCGAGGAAACCGAGACCGTATTTTCACAATTAGACCTAAATAAGCTCTTAGAGGAAAAGGCGGAGCTTGAGGCTTTACTAAAAGACAAAAACGATTTGATAGCCGATATTCAAAAATTAAAATCCCCTAAGGTTGTTGATAAAGATAAATAATTGACCCTATACCACATAAGTGGTAATTAAATAGTTAATACTAGTAATCCCTGAAAAACAGGGCAGCTCCGAGTTTGTACTTGGGGCTTTTTTTATGGCAACACTAACTGCAGACACCGTATCAAATATTTTGCAAATCATCTCCGATTGGAGAGGCGAATCGTCAACCAATACCGATGCCCCAAGAATTAGGGCGGTTTCCCGTGCGGAACGTGATGTTGCAGGTCGCCGTTTCTTCGAATTTCATCTTCTAAAGGATCAAACTATTAGTTCTAGTGGTACAAACACTGAGACTATTGGTTCATCTACATTCCCAATGCGAATGAAAGGTTTACAGGAGGTTTTTGTTGGGGATACAACCGACGAGAATAACCGTTATGAGATTTTAGATTTTGACGAGTTTAAGCGTGTGGTTAATTTGAATAACACCGCTAAGGTGGTTTATCCATATTATGATCAGACTAATGACCTTTGGAAATTAAGAATTAATCCTACCCCTGATAGTGGCGACACGATTACCTATTCGTATTACTATATGCCTCCCAAAAGAACGGCGACAACCGATACCGTTATATCCCCTGATACTAATTTAATAGCCCATCTAGCTTTAGCCGAGATTTATCACAACGAGGACGAGCTTCAAAAGGAACAGCTAGAACGTGCCGAGGCTGAAAATCTATTTGAGGAGCTTATGGGCGTTCAAAACGCACCCGCCGAGGGGCAAACATATCGTATGGGGGCTATCGAAAATTCACGTGGTAATAAAGGTATTGGTAATTATTAAAAAATGACATGGCTAGATCGTACAACACTAAAATTAAGGATGAGCCAGTTCTCACTTCGACTGAGAGAAGTTGGATACGCGGTGTTAATCTTCTTGTTTCGTCGACTCAAATAAAACCCAACGAATTAGCGGATGCACAGGATATAACCCTCATTGAGGATGGTAAGGTGCAATGCCCTCGTGATGGTCAGGCTTATTACGGGGCAACTAGTGGCTCTAGGGTGGTTGGAATTTTTAGTTACTACAAATCGGACGGTACAAGAAAATTACTTCGTATGGTTGGCACAACTCTACAGGAATATGTAGACGCTACCACGTGGTCGTCGGTGTCGGGGTATACCTACACCACGGGATTAAACATGAATGCCATTACAGCTTACGACAGGCTTTATATGTGTAATGGTACTGACCCTTTAACCTATTACGACGGATCGTCTATTACATCGTTTACCGAGCGTTCAGCACCAACTATTTCATCAGTTACACGCACGGGCGGTTCGGCGGGTTCGTATACATTCTCATATAAGGTTACGGCGGTTACAGCATCAGGAGAAACAACCCCCTCGGCGGCAGTTACCGACACGGCTAACGTCGACACATTAACAGCGTCTATTTATATGACCGTATCGTGGGCTTCAATTACGGGGGCTATTGGATATAACGTTTATGGACGCAAGGATGGTGCATGGTATTTCATGGCGTATGTTGAGGGTAATACATCGACTAGTTATGTTGATAATGATGCCGATACTCCTAATGAGGCGTTTACACCTCCTGAGGCTAATACTACGGGTGGTGTTAAGGGTAAATATATTAAGGTCTATAAGGATTCATTATTTGTTTACGGCGACCCCAACAATCCGTCGAGGCTTTATTATTCAGGTGGTGGCGACAAGATTCATGATTTTTCCATTGCGGGTGGTGGTGGTTTTATTGATATATCAAAAAATGATGGTCAGATTGGTACAGGTATCGAAATTTTTAAGAACTCAATATTGGTTTTTAAGGAGGATTCTATTTACCAGTTCACATTTACGTCGACAGGGTTGCCACAAATTACGCAGGTTAACCCATCATTGGGTTGTGTAGCACCCCGTTCAATTATCTCGGTTGAGAATGATGTATTTTTCATGTCACGTCGAGGTGTTTTCACTATCGGTAATGAGGCAGGTTTTGCATTTGATGTTTTGCGTACCAATGAACTATCTGCAAAAGTTAGACCTACAGTTCGTGATATTAGTGGTGCATATATTCAAAACGTGTCGGCTATCTACACCGCCGACTCTACTAAAAATCTAGTTATATTTTCATATACGCCATCAGGGTCAACGACTAATTCTAAGGCTATTATTTACGACCGTGAACGATTGGGTTGGTATAAGTGGACTAATATTCAGGCTAATTGCTGGACTAATTTTAGAGGTACGGACGGTATTACCCATTATCTCTATGGGGATGATGCCTCAGGTTATTGTAAGGAAATTTTAACAGGGTCGTCAGACTTCGGTTCGGCTATCACAGGGTATTTTTACCTTAATAGTGAGAGTTTTAAGGCTATCGACCGTTACAAGGTACTTAAAAACATCGATGTAGTAATGAGGCGACCGTCAGGGTATGTTGGATTATCCGTCGTCGTTGACGGTGTCGAAACAGCTCTTAACGTCAATATTGGTACGGTATCCCCATCAATAAACTTCGGTCACTATTTATTTTCTGAGTTTTTACTAGGGGAAAGCTACGGTGTTGGTGTTTCGTCTGCTGACGAGTTAGTGTTGCGTACTAAGAAAAACATTAATTTAGAATCTAAAACATTTCAATTACGTTTTACTAATAACGGGACTAGCTCGTTCGTTTTGTTATCGGCAGGTATGACCGCCAAGCCACGCTCTCAAAACTATCGACACTCCGACGACCTGATTCAAAGCTAGTAGGGGTATTGACGCAAAGTCCTAGGGGTTGTATTAAATAGTTAACTACAAGCTACACTTCTAAACATGAAGCAGGCACTACCGCAAGGGGGTGTCTTTTTTTATTGAAATATATGGGATTATTTAACCCACACGCATCTAACAACTCTATCTTTGGTAAGCCAATTCCCGACTTTGGGGCATCTGAAACACTATCGGGAATTTTAGGCATTGGCACAAATAAGCCTAGTGGTGGCAGTAATCTTTTTGGTTCTGATCAAAACTATACCGTCCCAACTCCTGCTGTAAATATTAATACTAGTGGTGGTGCGGGTTCAGCTCCAATTTATTTACCTAACAACTCTACACAGGGTCGTCCGACAAAATCAGCACCCGAGGTTTTGGGTACTAGTACGGGCAATAACAATCCAAATACTACATACGTTACCCGCAATGGAGAGACTAAAAAACTATCCGACTGGTTAGGCGAGGGCATCGACCCGTTTGCTACCGCCGAGGATGCGGCTAACGCTGAGAATCAGGCACTACTATCCCGATTAAATTCTGAATATGACTACAACGCTGAACAACTCCGAGGACAATTAGGAACACTGGGTTCACAAAAACAAAATAGTTTAGAGGTGTTAGACAATGAACTTAATAATGTTAAAAACCAATACACTAAGTCTAAAAACAACGCACAGGCTCAGGGGGATAAGCAAATCAAGGAGGCGGGTTCTATAGCTCGTTCGACACAGGCTCAAAGCCGTAATGTTTTACGTGCCTTAGGTATTTTGAATTCAAGTGCGGCGGGAGAGCTTTTATCTAAACCACTAAATGCTTTTGATGAGACACGTGCGGGGATTAAAGAGGTTGTTGCTCAGAGATTTACCGAGCTAGATGATTTCCTAAATACTGAGGTGTCACGACACGCTACAGCCGTTAGACAAATTGAATCCCAGTACACCGATTTGGTTGGAAAAATTCAAGCTGATTTGAGATTCAACGATAGGCAAAGAGCTGCGGCGATTCAACAGGCTAATGCGGCGTTATTGTCAAACATCTCGGCTATTCAGAATAGTATGTTAAATTACAAAACTCAGGTTGACTTACAGAAACAGCAAATCGCTCAATCTATCGGTGGAGTTAATAGTTACGTACAACCTAATTTTGATAGGACTAAAATTTCGTCAACATCATTAACTACACCTGAACAGCAAAGACAAACCGTTGGGATTAGTCAAAATAGTCCTGAGGACATAAGACGTAAGCAAACACTAAGCGGATTTAGTGCGTAAGGGGGTGCTAAATGGCACTAACTGATTTTCTAAAAAAGAAATACGAAGAGTTGACCGCTCCACGGTTATCACAACCACGACCTACAGCCTCTCAGGTGGTTCAAAATGCCATTGTTAATTCAATTCCTATTGTGGGGTCATTAAACTCATTCATGGGGCGAAATAACGGCGGTGTTAATCCTAACCTTAATTTGGGTAAGGTTGCACAACAATTTCCTGCACAGGTAGCCTCTATCGGACGGGTCGGTAAAATTGGCACAACATATGCTCAAAATCTCACAAACAGAACTCTTAATCCTGTATATAAAACCCCTATACTAGGTGGTTTGATTAATAGTGTTGTTAATGAACCATTTAATGTGGCTCAACGACAGGCTGATTTTTTTCAAAAACCTAATCTAAAGACTGGAGCTAGTTATATAGGTTCGGGGGCGTTATTAGCATCTAATTTTGCTATTCCTGCGGTTAAATTGTCGCCCAAACAGGGTTTGTTGGCTCAAGTCCCTAATGTAGTTAAACAGTCTAGTGTAAAAGTTGGTTTGCCCGCCGCAGGTGGTATGGCATTGGATACCTACGGTCAGGGTGGTTCACGGGAGGAAATTCTACGCAATGCCTATCAATCATTTTTGATGGGTACAGCACTAGGTGTTGCTTTCCCCGCAGGTGGTCGGGTTGTATCTAATACATTGGGGGGCGTTAAAAATAGTTTAATACCCAAACCACAGATTTCATTTTTAGACAGTGGTATGGGCGGTAAGGGATCTCCTGTCACATCTACCACAAGAAATGCCCTAGAAAAACCGTTAGAGGTTGAGCCGTTTAAGGATACGGGAAAATTATCAACTAACACATTAGCTAAATTAGAGGGTAAAACTTTTGTTAAAAAACAATTTATTCAGGATTTGACTAATGCACCCGATCTGAAACAGAACGAGCGTGAGCTTATTAGAACGGTCTTAGATGATTTTGGCGACACGGTTAATGTCAATGACTTTGCTAAAAAGGTTAAGGCTGAGTTATTACCTCTAGAGGTTAATAGGTTTAATAATACTGCGGGAATTAAAACTAAATATGAAAGCATTTCGTTACCTGACGACCTAAGGGGAAATGTAGCAAATTACAAGGAAAATATTTATGAATCCCCTGTCAAAACATCGTCAGGCGATGTTCATTTTTCAGGTAGTACAGATTCCTACTTCGGTCACGCCCGCATAGAGGATATGGCAGACAATAAGACTAGACGAGTAATAGAAGTCCAGAGTGATTTGTATCAGAAGGGGAGGTTGGAGAGGGAAATTCCGATAGACCCTATTGAAAATGCTAAAAAGTTCGGATACAAAGGGGAGCCTTTGAACGAAAAACAAATAAGAATGGTTGATGATTATAAATTGAGAAACAAAGAAATAGCCAAACTCCAACAATACAACGACCCTACTGCTCACTTCCGCATGATTCGTGAGGAAGTTAAAAAGGCTGCCGAGGATGGCAAAACTAAACTTCAATTTCCTACAGGCGAAACAGCGATGAAGATTGAGGGGTTGGGAGAGGAAACATCTTTTACAAGAACAGACATGCCTACAGGAATCACTTTAGATGATTTGGTAATTGGTACTTCAATTTATGACGGAAATACTGACTGGATAATAACCGACGTGCTTGGTGGTGGAAAATTCAGGGCAATGACAAAAAGAACTCACGATGATTTAGTTGCAAGGTTTGGTAAGGATTATCCGTTTTCTTCTAGTGCAGAAAGAAGATTTACGGAGGACTTTGACATATCAGGCAAAGTAGACACCGACAACCCTATTTACAAGTTTTATGAGAAAGAGGTCGGTAAATATCTTAAAAATAAATACAACGCCGAACTCGTAACGGATGCTCAAGGTGTTACTTGGTGGGAAGTAGATTTAAGGGGTAAAGGTTTTGAATCTAAACCCGTCTCGGCATTTTTAGAGACTAAAAAATTAAAACCAGACCCTCTAGTCCAAGAAGCTAAGAAGTACAAGAGTGCAGAGGAGTTTGTAGATTCTATACTATTTAGGGGCGAGCCTGGTAAATTTAGAGATATTAAGATTGATAAAAGAAGTGGTATACCAAAGACTACGGCTGGTTATTATGGCTATCCTACAACCTCAGACTTTGATTATGCAACAAACCGTTTCGCTAAGAACTGGGGTGACAGACCATCAAATGAGGTGAGGGCTTTTGTTCCCAAATCTGATGCAAAAATATTGTCAGACAAAAAAATTATCCTAGACTTTATGGATTCTGGTAAAGAAGTGACTATGTATAAAAACCCTAACTCTGGGTCATTAAATAAGACTAGGACTAATTATTACACTGAACCGTACAAAAGCGTTCAAAGCCCCAATGCTGACTATGAAAAGTTATACTTAAGAGCAAAAAAAGCTGGATATGATGCGGTTGATCTAAGAGGTATTGATGGAATGTTGCAAGAAAAAGAGGTAAGGATTATCAATCCTAGTGCATTTATAGACGCTGGACAAAACCTGTATGGCAAAACCAAATCCCAACTTACTGATATATGGAAGAAGGCTAATAAGGTAAAGACTGAACAATCATTCTTAGAAATTAAAAAACCGATTACCGACCTCTACAACCAAGCTACTAAAAACAAACCTATATACGAACTAGCACCAAAACCAAACCAAGCAGACAATCTGCTAGCAGAGGCCAGGAAGTATAAGAGTGCAGAGGAGTTTGTGAAGGCACAGCAGCCTACTAAAGTTAAATTTACATCTGCCAAAGAAAAAGCTGGATATATGGGCGGACACGAAGCCCCGATGGCTGAAGACATTAACGCACCGATTTGGGATTTAACAGGCAAATATACAGGAAATAAGTTATACCCTGACGATATTTATAGTTCAGAAGCGTCAAGATTATATTCAAGCGGAATGGATTACGACCCGCAAGCAATAGGTGTTTTGCAATCTGTAAAAAACAGACCTAATGCAAAAGTAACGATTTATAGGGCTGTTCCAAAAGATGTCAAAGGAGAAATCAATCCTGGGGACTGGGTGACTCTTACAAAAGAATATGCAAAAGAACACGGTGAAAGCAACCTTGGAGGAAAGTTCAAGATAGTTAAAAAAGACGTCTACGCACGAGATATATTTACAGACGCCAATTCGATACAAGAGTTTGGCTATGACCCACAACCTAGATTAGCTCCGAAGGACACACCGTACGACTTGCTGTCAAAGGCATATAAAGAAGGAAAAACAGACTTACATTCGCATTACCAATCCCAACTTACTGAGATATGGAACAAGGCTAATAAGGTAAAGACTGAACAATCGTTCTTAGAAATTAAAAAACCGATAACTATTAACCCGTTAAAGTCTGACGCTGAAAGTGTTGGTATTTACGAAAACAAATTACGTAAAGTTCTACCTCGTTCAGCAAATAAACCGCCCGCAACACCACAACCACCCGACAAGGTTGTTTTCAGAGAGGAACTCAATCGTGTATTAGGTAAACAGCAATCTGGACAACTTAGAGCATTGGATGAGGCTATTCCATTTACTAAGGTCGACGGTAAGGAGGCAGAGGCTATTATTGATGCTATTCAAGATCCTAAGGCTAATATCTCAACCTATGCTAAATATGGCGACTACATTAAAAACATCAGGGCTAAATTTGATGAGTTGTTTAAGGAGGCTGAGGACACGGGTATGGACATCGGATATCGTGAAAACTACCTACCCCAAATATGGAAAGAAACCGAGACTGAGATAGCTGAAAAGATGGCATCGGTACGTGGTGGTTTTAAGTTCAAAAAGGAACGCAAAATACCAACTTACGCCGAGGGTAAGTCGTTAGGATTAACGCCCAAATACACACACCCTGCAGAGTTAGTGGAGGCGTGGGTACGCAATTTTGAAAGGGCTAAGGCTAATTTTGAATTTTCACAACGGTTGCAACAGAGGGGTATTATCGTCCCTGGAGATTTAGTCTCCCCCGCCCTACCCAATTATCGTGCTATTACAGCGGGAGGGTTTCCAACATCACAAAACAATATTCCATTTTATGCTCCTAAGGAGATAGCTGACCAAATTAATAGGGCATTTGAAATTAAGGAATCCCCACGGTTATTAGATATTACTGCTAAGATTTCGTCTAAGGCTCAGGATATTGGATTATCAGGTGGTATACCACGTACACCAATTAATGCTTTTTCGGTGGCACAGGTTGTTAAGGAGGTTACGTCGGGTCGAATTGTATCGCCTATTGCCTCGGCATTTAGGGCTACCTTTGGAGATTTTAGAAAATATGTTGATAAAAATGTTGATGTAATCCGTGAAATTCAGGAGAGTGGTACTCCGCTTAGACTAAATATTGGTATTCGTAATTTTCTAGACCAATCGACTAGCGAGAGGTTGTTTGGTAAGTCATTTAGTGAGGCGTGGAATAAAAACATATCTGAGGCTACATTTGGTAAATTTATGCCAATGTTGCAGGTTGAGTTCTACAAGGACGTTAAGGCTCAGGCACTCAAATCAGGAATAGGTAACGACGAGGCTATAAAGGTGGCAAATAAGGCTTTACGCAACTTTTACGGTCTAGCAGACATGGCGACCGACGCAACCCGTTCTAAGGTCACATCAGACATATGGACTACCCTAGTATTTGCACCCCGATACCGTGAGTCGATGATTAGGTTTTGGGTCAATAATGCTAAGGCTATGAAAAACCCGACCGCCTTAGAAAATCGTCAAAACGTTAAGTTTGCTATCGGTGCGGTTATTACCGCCGTAGTTTACGATTTACTCAATCGTCAATTTAACGAGGGTCGTGGCATATTAGATAACCCTCCTGGTAAGGAGGATAAATTACTAATTCCTCTAGACGATGGACGTACTATTGGTGTGCCATTCTTATCCTCTATCGCCACATTACCCCGAACAGCTTTTAAGATAGGTAAAAATGTTGTTACAGGCGATTTCAAACAGGCAGGCCTAGAGGCTAAGGCATTAGGTTCATTTGCATATAAACCATTACTAGACATCATTCAAAATGAGGATTATTTCGGTAATAAGATTGTTGATGATGATTCTAAAAATGCCGTTCGGGATCGTTTTGCGTACCTAACAAAGGCATACGCCCACCCGTATATGCGTGAGCTACTAAATGCCTACGCACCCGATTGGTTGGCTACTAAATCTCAGCAAAATATTCCCGTGTCTCAACGTGTAATGCAGGCAATGGAACTACCTATTAGGTTTTACAAAACCTCGGGCATTAAAGGTTCGTATTACTACAAGGCTAAGGACGACAATCTTAAAAAGTTATCCACAAAGGAGAGGGAACTTTACGATAAACTAAACTCCCCTAGCGAGGTTGACGATGCGGGATTGCCTGTATATAACATTCGTTCGGAGATGGCTAATGCTTTAGACCGTCTATCAAATCCAAAAATTACTGCAGTTGAAACGAAAATAGCCCTTGATACGGCTAGGTCTACGGGTGAGAAGCCTAATCCGTTTTATTTGTTAAGCCCCAAACAACAGGAAACAGTTTTACTATTAAAAACGTTCTATCCTGGCGATAAAACAAAATCTGAAATTACTAATGCTAATAAGTCGTGGCTAGAGCCTTATTGGAAGGCTAGGGATGAGTTTATTGGTGGGCTAAAGGCTAAGGGTGTTATTAAGGAAAATCCTAGTTTTAATCAACGACCACAGCCGACACCTCAATTACAGTCAAAACTTGATTTCTACAACACCCTACCGTCGGGTACGGGGGCTAGGAGTTCGTTTATTAGAGCTAATGCCGACGTTGAGCAGTTTTTCAATGATTCTAGAAATTACACTAATTCACAGAGGGCTGATTTGGGACTACCGTTATTAGCAGGATATTCCTCTAGTGGGCGTGGTCGCAAACCTAAGAAGCTTAGAGCGATTAAAATTAAGATACCTAAAATTAAAACTGCAAAAATTAAAAAACCTAAGAAAATTAAAATGTATAGTATGAAAAAGATTAAATCTAAGAAGATAAAACTACGTACTAGCTTGACCTAATATCAGCCGTTTGGTAGTTATTGGGTAAATAATATATATAAGTCATTCGTTTAGAAAAACGCAGACTTTCGCTAAATAAGCGAGGGTCTTTTTTTTGATATGGCAGCAGATAAACTAAAATACGCTAGTGGTAATTCAGCATCGACAACATTGTCAACGTCGATGACTAATACCGACACCACAACACCATTAACTTCATCTACTAACTTTGATGATGCACCAACAGCGGGTGCAGGGGTTGTATTAATTGACGAGGGTACAGCTTCGGAGGAATTAGCATATTCTACGGGTATTAGTGGAGCGTCGTTAACCACACCATTAGCCAATAGAGGTATTGAGGGTGGTTCAGCTCAAGGACACGACGCAGGAGCTTCGGTTAGGGGCATATTTACCGCAGGGATGTGGAATGATGTTATTGATTCTCTAAAGAACCTCGTACTAGCCACTACAGGGGCGGTAGACACTACTAAAATTGTCGACGTTGCCTCTGCACAAACTATCTCAGGGGCTAAAACATTTTCAGCCGCTCCCCTATTTACATTCGGTACAGAGGCTAATGGAGACATTTTCTATGGTAATGGGTCAGGACAACTACAAAGGTTGCCTGTTGGATCTAACGGTACAGTTTTAACACTAGCCTCAGGAGTACCATCGTGGGCTTCGGGTGCTAGTACAGACGGTTGGACAACCGACTCTGGTACTACTTGGACATACGCCTCCGCTACCACAATTAACGTTGCCGATGGGACAAAATTTGTTAAAGGAACACGAATTAAGTTAACTCAAACCACCGCTAAGTATTTTGTCGTTGTAGGCATCTCTGGAAATGTAATTACAGTTACAGGCGGTACTGACTACACAGTAGCTAATGCCGCTATTACTACCCAGCAATACAGCCATGAGGCTAGTCCTGTGGGGTATCCTGGAACTTTTGCATATACACCAACTGTTACATCAGAGGGCGGTACATTTACCACAACCGTACCTGCGGGTAAATTTAGGGTTATAGGCAATACCTGTTTCCTATCTTTAAAGATCGGCGTTACGACTGTTGGTACAGCTACGGGCGGTATGGATATAACCGTGCCAATTACAGCCGACGCAGCTAATTACTATGCCTTTACAGGATTTAATAACGGAGTTGGTAAGGCTTTAGCTGGAGAGGTAAATACAACATCATTAATTAGAATTAAACAATATGACAACACCCAGCCTGCGACTACGGGTGGTCAGGTAGCAGTTCACGGTATGTATAACTTCTAGATATGCAATTCTCTTTCGAGCTCCAATCGATAATTATAATTTTAATTTCGTTTGTTGGTGGTGGTTTTACGGGTTGGTTTTTGCGAGGTATCCTAGACAAACGGCACGGCACACCATCATCAGAATCGGCATTTATTGTCGGTGTAGTGGTGTCAATTTGGGCTATTTCGGTGCTAGTTGATATAATAGATTCGTCCTATGACACCTCTCCCTTATTGCACGGTATTATGGGTGCGATAGTTGGTTTCTTTTTTAAGCCTTGGAATACAAAAAAGTAATATGACACACCAAGTTAAAGATATCTCAATCCAAGTTTTCTTTATTATCTTATTTGCTGTTTTATTTGTAGTATTGGGTAATTTAATACCCGATGTTTGCCAAAGTATTTTTCCATTTTTGAAATAAATAAATGAATTATCCTGTTAGAAATTTTAAAGAGCGTTTTAACACCACTAGAGGCAATGCTTACGGCGTTAAAATCACTCCTACCTACTACCATAGCGGTAATGACATAAACAGTAATACAGGGGGAAATACAGACTGCGGGACGCCATTACTGGCGGTTGCGGATGGAGAGGTATCATCGGTTCACTCACACGCTACGGGTTATGGCAACCATATTCACATTAAACACACAATTAATGGTCGCAACTATTGGTCACATTATGCACACCTAGAAACGATAAGTGTCTCGCTCGGTCAAACTGTTCGTGAGGGCGATGTTGTAGGCACGTTGGGCAACACGGGTAACTCCGACTACTGCCACCTGCATTTTGAAATAAAAAACACACCTACGGGTATTGACGGTATTGCTAAATCTAAGGCTGATTTATCTAAATGGGAAGACCCAATTAAATTTATTGAGGCTAATTTTGGGAATGTTATAATATCTCCACCTGACGATATGAATAAGTATACAGAGGAAGTTTTTAATCAATCCAAATCAGTTTTACCCGACCAATCATATAATTTTACCGACCAACTAGATAAGTCTAAATTTAAAGACGAACTTGTTGTGGTTAAATTTAATTCACTAGACGAGGAACGTAGATGGAGAGCTGACCGTATTAAGGAAATAGAATCTCTTAAAAAAACAATCGAGGAATTATCTAATCAAGACCCTTTGGGTAATGATGTTGAGCCACCCGCCGAGGTTATCCCCGATCTGGGTTCTAACCCCTCAGACACTAGCGTTGTTAATGCTATTAAAGCTTTAATTTCATTTTTCACATGGAAACGCCACAAATAAAACCGACCGACGATCCGTTAGAACGTTTGCCAGACTATGCTCTGGCGGAAATTAACACAATAGTTGAGAAAACTACCAAAGGTAGAAATATTGCTTGGGGTAAAAAGGTTAAGGAAATTAAGGCTGATTTACACCTTAAATATTTATGGTTTATGGCGTTTGAGGCTGTGTTTTTTGTTTTTATAATGATTGGAGATTAAGAAAGGGGTGAGTACAAAATATGGCAGATAAACCTAGTCCAAGATTTAGACTGAACAGTGCGGATGTAGACCGATGGGTTCATAACCTGATAATTTTTTTGATTCCTGTATCTACAATTTATCTAACATCACTACTGGCAACATTTACCGTCCCTACAAATATTGTTGAATTATCCGACTTTATACCAAGCGAAATGGTTAAGGGTGGTATTGCGGTTTATGCAATTAGTGGTCTTTTAGATATTACCCGCAAGTTCGTTAGTAAATAAAAGCTTAAGACTGTGCCGTTCGACCAGCGACGGGATGGTTGTTTGATAATTCGCTCCTGTGTAAAAAGACAGTTTGCCGTGATACTCAAATTGTCTAACATTAAAACCTCGATAACTTTGATGTATACAACACGGGGGCGATTTATTAGCTTTTATGCTTGAAAAAGATATACAACGGGAAATACTAAATTACCTGCTATTTAACGGGTTTTTTGTATGGAGACAGAATAGTGGAGTTATTACCCGTGGTGGTCATATGTACTCGGCGGGAATTAAGGGACAGCCTGATATTGTGGGAATGACTAAGGACGGTCGGTGGTTAGGGATCGAGGTTAAAAATGTTAAGGGTATTCAAAATTTCAACCAAAAACAGTTCGAACAGAACGTCTTAGACAGTAAGGGCATCTATATCCTTGCAAGGTCGCTAGATGACGTTCTAGAGGCGTTTAAGCTACATAAAATTGAGGTGTCCCCCACCCCATCGGGAGAGGTGTCTTAAAAACGGTTTTCGTGCGTAAAAAGTGAATAGGGGAGAGTGGGGGAGAGGGTATTTTGACCATTTACTGCAACGTATTGCAGTGCTATTAATTGGTTGAGGAGGGTCATCGTGTACTTCGTGGATTGCTGGTTCTTCTACTCTGGCGGTGTACGCCAAATCAACCTCTGTTCTGAGGCTTTCGAGCAGATAATCGCAGCCAATGGCGGTTTCGATGAACTGACTATCGAAATGTCACAAGGACAGGTCTATGTCTTAACAGGCATTACCAATGTGCTGGGCGTATATCGTCTAGCTAACCACAGTTTCTCTCTAAACTAAGCCCTACTTCGGTGGGGCTTTTTATGGTATACTCTAGGAGTACTATTTTTAGTAGAATGACCGATTTACCTCACAGCAATGTGGGGTTTTTCGGTTTTTTGTGCTATAATAATCCTGTTAAATACGCTCCTCTTTGAGTGAAGTCAGAAGTTCTGACAATCTAGACACTCAAGGATAAAATTAAGACCTTTGAACCAAAACAAGTCGTGGCTCAAGGGTCTTTTTTGATGTCTTGCAACAGCCCTTACAAAGGTTTATATTCTAACTTAGTAAAGAAAATTTTAAGGGAAGTTTTCTAGTATAATTTTATAAACACAGAACTCACGCTTTGGTTACTTCCCTGACCTACTTTACGGCGTGGGTTTTTGTGTATCTGACCCAACATGGATAAAACACCGCAATTAGAGAATGGTTTTATGAGGCTCGCAACCGAGCTGACTTGCCAACTCCAAAAAACCCATTTATCTGGCAATGAATGGCAGGTGCTTTGGGTAGTGTTTTGTAAGACCTACGGCTGGAACAAAAAAGAGGATTTTATCTCACTAACACAATTTCAAAATGAAACAGGATTAAGGCGTAATAAAGTTACAGAAGCACTTCAAAAACTAGTGCTGAAAAAGGTACTACTTATCAATAAAGACACTTACATAAATAGCTATAAATTCAACAAAAATTACACCGAGTGGCATATAGATAAACTAGTTCCGAAAACAGTACCTAGTTCCGAAAAGGGTACTAGGGTAGTTCCGAAAAGGGTACTAAAACTAGTTCCGAAAAGGGAACATACAATAGACAAGAAAGACACTTATACAAAAGACATAAGCCCCCTTTATATTTCCCCCAAGGGAAAAAAGAAATTTAGTTCGTTAAAAGATATTAACCAAGAGGTTTTGTTGGACATAGCAAAAAAATACAACGTGCCAATCGGTCTAGTGGAATTAAATTTCGAGAAAATGAAAGCGTGGCTTGAATCAAACGGTAAGGTAAAAAAGGACTATCGGGCAACCCTGCGTGGTTTTGTTTTAAGAGATATTAGCCAAGTTGGTATTAAAAGATTAGAAAACCGAAAGGAGGTAGTAGATGCCACAGGCATTGAAAGTTTATAAAAAATCGTTATGGTCGGTGGTTGTTGGTAAAAAGGAGTTTTTTCTTACCGACGAACAGGTAAAAACAATAACCGAGAATGCCTCGGCTAGGTTTATTACCTTTGGATCATTAATTATTAATCCTGCGTTCGTGCAGACTATAGAAAAATTATCACCGCAACGTGAGTTGACGTGGGAGGAAAGGAG